GAACTCACCGTAGGTTCCCCGACTCTGTTTCCGTGCGCCTTTGAAACCGCCTTTGATTGCTTCCAAGATCGCAATCTCCTGATCCATGTTACCCTGCTGCCGGGCGGCTTTGATTGCATCCTCAATCATACTGTTGATTTCCTTGAATTTTCCGGAAAACAATCTCTGATTCTGCTTTTTGAATTTTTCCAGTGCTTTCAGCTGCTCCGCCTGCCACTGGGACCACTGTATGCCCTGACTTACTTCCTCCACCCGGTGGCGCTTCATGTTCCGGATCATGGATGCGATCAGTTCATCTTCTATAGCCTCAAACGCTGTACCGATATCATATGGATCCATAACCGTCACCCTTTATCGTTGGTATATACCTTATAGCCCTGTGAACGGTATGCTCTGACGTGTTCCTTTAGCTTTGTGCGGCTCATTACGTGCACGTTCATCAATTCTGCATACCCATTCTTTTCAATCGCATAAATGCCAAATGGCACGTTTTCACGCGCCACCTGCAGGAGCCCCAGAAATTCCTTCCGGCTCATGTTGTACATTCTGTTTGCTACCTTCACCCGCATTTAACTGTCCTCCAAATCCCTGTACGTTAAATTCTTCTGCTTCCAGATTTACTGATGGTTCTTCCAGTTGCATGATTCCCTGTTCATTCTTTAACCGGGCAACCTCTTTTTCTTTCCATTCTTCATCCTGTGAATCTCCATAGAGTTCTTCCACGCAGGCTTCTATGCTCATGATACCGCCGGTCTTACCCTTTGACACCGTCTCGACCTGGCTCTCAAAAGATGGGTTTGCATATTCTCCAAACGTTACGCTTGGTTTTATCTCGGTTATTTTCTGGCTGTTAATCTCACGATATGAATTCAGACAGGAGATAACCAACTCTCTTAGATCTTCCGTCAATGCTTCGACAATCGCATTTCTGGTATAGAGCGTGGTCTTTTCTTTTTCTCGCTGCGCTTCTGCATTATCCAGCTTCTTTACATCGATACCAATGGTAGACGGACTGATCAATCCTTGCAGTGCCAGATCCAAAGCTGTACAGTAGGTTGCCAGATAACTATCATGTGGAATAGCCGGCTGATCCAGCGTGATCTTATTCTGTGTGCCCTCTCGCATATCTGCTTCCGTTTGGATATAACGGTTATCAAATGCGTTTGGTTTCAGAATCGCTCCTGTATTCGGATCCCTTGGTAACAGGTTGTCCGGAATGTACTCCTTGGAACGCCCCGACCGAAGTGCATCCATCCACTGGCTCCATGCTTCATCCAGCGAATCAAATGCTTCTACTTTTCTGTCAAAAATACTCTGTCCTCTGCCCTTGTATCTGGATGAACGGTAAATCATTAGCGGAATCGCCAACATATAACTACCGCGCTGAACGGTCTCACCGTCTTTATCCTCTGTATGGCCAGCAAAGAAATAATCTTTTAGCTCCTTTGTTTCCGGAAGATAGTCCAATGCAATCTCTTTGCCTTCTTCGGTCAGGCGATTTTTGATGTAGCCGTATCCATAAGTCTCATATAGGACGTAGCTCTGCCCTTTATGTTCGTATACTGTTTTGAAAATAACTTCCTGTATTCTTCCCCGGACAGTGTTGTATTCAACCTGATCACCCGGATAAAATTCGATGATTGGGTAATTGCTTATCTTCGAATCATAAGTAATCTTAAATGCCCCATCACCGATATACAGCGCTTCTTTTAAACTGCTTTCCAACAGCTTTGATAGCTGATTCTCTTTGGAAATATCTTCCCAGATTTCCTTATCGTTATCATTTTCAAATTCAATCTGATTTAGGTCTGTCAGTACAACCGTTGAAAGCATATCTACGATGATCCCCGGAATGCCGGTATGAATCTTTCGCATCTCCATTCCCGGACTGCTGGATGCCGCCCAGAAGTTATACATACTGGCTTTCTGGCAGAGCCCTTGATACAACTGACTCAGTTCCTGAGAATCACCACGATACCAGATCCGGTTCTTCGCTGCGTTTCCCTCATAGTCCAGTATAGAATTGATATTGATTGTGATCGGATCTGCCGGTTTAATGTTAATCCGACTCGATCGCTTTTCTAAAATTCTGTTCATGATATTGTTTATCCATCCCATTCCTTTTTCTCCTCTTCATCACCAATCTCCATCTTGTATGGTAACCAGCTGTACTGTGATGCATTGATGGTATGGTCGTTCTTATCCTCCGGCTCATTGTCCTTATCCTCTTTCCAGCTGTAGGTTTCCAACTCTGAAATGTGATTGGTGCAGTGATCCAGCACCAGGTACTTATCCTGCTGCAACCACGATAACTGCAAATTAATTCGGTCAACGATGGTTGTCTGTTTATACGCTGCTATGAAATTATAAATGCAGCCATGCAGCCGCTTATATTTATTCAGCTCCGTGATGGTTGCCTGGTCTGCAGAATCAATGTATGTGTTTCTGACCAGTCCCCACTCTTTTTGGTTTCGTTCCAGAAAATCCAGAAAGTTTTTTACCGTGTCTGATGGTGCTAGTGGTATATCAAGGTCACTGTTGCTATATACTTTTTCATCCACGGTAATCACCCGCCGGTCCTTTGTGATCATCTGATAGATCATTGCAATGGTATCCGGACTTTTGCTGGAGTATGATGTATCCAGCCCAACGGTAAACCGTGCCGGAATAATCTTTCCTGCCGCTATCTGTTCCTTTAGCCAACATTTTGTTTTTACATGCCGCTTCCGGTCAAAATTGGAAAATACCAATCCAGTAACTTTGCCGCGAAGTCCCTGAATCTTGTTCTTCCAGATTTTGGTACCCTTGGGAGTATTCTGGATGATCTTATCTATTTTCTCTTTCGGTAGACCTGCATTATCCCCAAAAGAAAAGAACCAATGGATCCATCCGGGCTTTGGTTCTTCTTTTAACTCATTTAATATTTCGTTTGGCGTATCCTGCTGCCATTCTGGTAATGGCCTGGCACAGTTGATATATTCTTTATACACTAAAAGATTCGGATCATCCGGATTCAGCGTTGCCATGAAGTAATCGCAACGCATAGCTGCCTCACGGATAAAATCAATATCCGCTGTATTGATCTCGTCAATGTACAAGCATCCGTACTGACCACCTAAGGCTTTCTGCCACTTCTTTTTATCACCATATCCCATTACGTAAATGACTTTATCGCCACCGGATGTATGGAACAGAATATGTGGGATCTTATCGTCTTTGGTTCCGTTGCCGTTGTACTCTGCCAAATCTCCAAAATCATCTATGATACCAAGGTCTTTGTTGATAATATTCTTCTCTGCGGTACCTGTGTCTTTTGCCGCGATGATATGCAGCTTCTTAGGTGATTCAGCAACTTTCAGTATGAACTTAAACAGTCCAACCGTTGTCTTTCCTGCTGCCGTGGTACCTTCCAAAAACTCAACCGGCGCATCGCATCGGATAAATGCTTTGTATTTCTCTGATAGGAGCAGACGCTGGCTACTCATTATTCATCACCACGCATCTGTTGGATCAGATCATCCAGTTTGGACTTGCTCTCATCCAGATTAATATCGACCTTATCGTTCCACATGCCAAGGTGACGACCAAGCAACTCCAGTGCTTTTTCTTTATCACAGAGTTTTAATTCAATGCCACTTTTCCCCATTTTGATTCCAGCAATCGCCCGCTTTGCGATATCAGGAAGCCCTTCCGTATTTCTGATCAGAACCTTATCTTCTTTTACCTCTGCATAATCAGTCGCTTTTGCAAATGCAATTGCTGCCAGTTCCTGCACTACCATGTCCTGTGTAACTTCGGTACGCTCCTGCCGTTCCTTCATCCGCTCTGCAATATATGCCGCAACCTTAACATTTCTTAACAATCTGGCTGCTGCCGCTGCAGCTGTACTTTCTTTCTTTACATTCGGATACGCCACCATGTAAGCTCTGGTAGCATTCAGATCAATCAGATACTCATCGCAAAATATTTTCTGTTTTTCAGTTAATGCCACCAGTCTCACCTCCTAGTTTTTGGCATAAGAAAAAGACAGCAGGTAAATCCTGCTGCCCAAATTATTCTGGTTTAAATTTATCTTCAAACTCTTGTGTAGACATTATTTTACCCATTCCTGCTGGCAATTCGTTTTCATCCATTTCTAGATCTTTTTGAAATCTTTTATTCGCTTCTTTTTTCTGAACTTTCAAACCAATCATCATCCAAAAAATAGTCATTACAGCTATTGAAAATACGATCAAACCTCGATTCCTATCTTCTATATCTCCGAAAATACCAAGGAAATACCCAATTGCAATATAGGTAAATGCAATCCTGTTAATATATATCTCTTCCGCCTTTGTTCTTACTTTTTCTTTTCGTAATTTTACTTTGCCATTTTCAGTTTTCACAATCGCATCTTATGAAAAGTAAGAACCCTTTATTTGCTTTTCTGTATTTCTCATATAATGGCAAATCAATAATAGAGCTCCTGCTAATTGAAATGATATAGCTAATATATACCAAACATTCTTCAAGCTTAATCCATAAATAATTATCCGTATATCTATCATCTTTTCCTCCTTGTTCAAAATAAACCTATTTTTATAATATCCTACTATTGGACATTATGCAAACGAAAAAGACATCCGTTTCCGAATGCCTTTTA